CTCGGCACCTACCGGCACCGACTGTTCGAGTCGAACATGCCGATCACCGTACCCGAACATCCGGCACACACGGTGCGGACAACGAAGATGGGCCGCCCACCAGTCGACGGCGAGTTCATGCACGTAGTCGGAAACTTCTCCGGCGTCGCACAAGCCAAGAAAGCGATGGGTATTTCGTGGATGACCAGAGACGGCCTACGGGAGTCGATCCCGCCGGCGTACACGCATCACATCGGCCGTCAGTTGATGGCTCAGCTTGTGGGGGTGGCAGCGTGACCGCGCCTTATCCAGGGTTGACCGACCTCATCGCAGCGGAGGTCGGCACCCACGTCGTAGAGACTGTGACTGCGATCGATCAACTTCCCTGGAGCGAACGCCAAGGTCGGGACGGATACCTTCTCGACTGCCGCTGCGGGGCCGAGGTCAATTGCCCGCAAGCCGAGTTCAACGCCGCACCGGTGGATAGCACGTCGGGCGCGTTGGCGTACATGATTCGCGAACACGTTGCCGCGCATGTGGCGTTGGTGGTGGAGCAGCACACCAACGGGCGGATAACGGAACCTGAAACCACTTCCGAAGGCGGCAAACGCTGGTACGTCAACGGATACGCGTCCGTCGAGTTCGATGCGGCCTGTGACATTTGGCTGAACGAGGTCGACCCCTACGTCGGGGATTCCGGTCATGCCCGCAAACTCGCCGCTGCCCTCCACGCTGCGGCTACAGCTGCTGACGACCTCCGCGCAGCTTTGGAAGGGGAACAGCAATGAGCGAGAACGCACTACACACAGTCACCATCACCGGCGACGAAGAGCATCCACGGATCGAATTCACCTGCCACGGTGGCATCGAGTCCGCCTGCCACAACTATCCCGGATGCGACTGCGAAAGTTGGGATGACGATCACCACCACCCGAAAGTCACGCACGAACTCTGCTGGATGCAGCACTGGTTCGACAACGACTGCATCAGTCCGATGGGCGAGCAAGGCATCCTCGACGACTGCGAATACAAAGTCGGCATGAGCGGCCCGATTACCACAGCCTTCTGCCACGACTACGTCGAGTGGGAATTCGTACCCGCCAAGCCTTCTGAGGAGTCGTTGTGAGTCTCACATACACGGTCACTGACGGTCCATGGAAGATGCAGCACGAAGACGACGGAACCATCGGCCTTTACCTGATTCGCCCGCACCGAGACTTCGACGAGCAGATGACCCGCATCGCACGATTCGATCGCGTCGAGGACGCCGAGTTCACAGCCAAGGCGCGCGAGCTGCTCAACGATTTCATCGGGCCGAGAGGGCTCCGAGGAGTGCCGAGTCGAATCCGGTACGTACTGAAAGGCAACTTCTGATGAGCGCGGATCCGATGCCGGCGCCGGACACTGTCCGGATCTACCAGGACTCGCTGGGGGAGTGGCGGTGGATCCGCCGCACATCGACCGGCCGCACCGTCAACGAATCAGCAGCAGGGTTCCCCAGTCGCGGGGCGGCGAACGCCGACAACAGTTTCTGGAACCAAGACACCCTCAACTACCTCCTCGAACAGGCACGAACGTGAACCCGTACTTCCTCGCCGCCGTCGCGCTCACCGTCATCGTCGCAGCATCCGCAGCGATCGGCGTACTCCTCTACCTAGACCTCAAGGACACCGAATGACACCCGAACAGATCCGTGAAGAAGCCCGACGGCGCCTACAAGAAGAGTTCGGTAAACACTTCAACGAGGACCCGACATACATGTCAGGTCTCGCGGGCATCGCGCTCGAGGTTCTCGGTGACCTGCTCCCCACCGGCGGAATCCGTTATGCCGTGGCGCATCCCGTGACCGGGGTCAGTGACCCGCGCTTCGTCGGCTACACCCTCGAAGAATGCAAACAATTCGCCACCGAATACGACACCCACGTCATCGAACAACACCTCACCGAATGGACCACCCATGAGTGACGTCACCGCATTCCTCCGCGCACGACTCGACGACGACGAGAAGATCGCAAACACCGCGATCGGCCGGCAGCCCGAATATGCGGATTGGGCGTACGAGGGTGACGAGGTGTTCGCTCCTCGCCTCGGTGAGCGCGGCGACCGCTGGAACGTGACCTGCGACAGCGAAGGACTCCGCCCAGCAGTCGAAGAGAAGGACGGGCCGCACATCGCCCACTACGACCCAGCTCGAGCACTCCGCGATGTGGCTGCGAAGCGCGGTGTGATCCGCGAGATGGAAGCAGCCCGAACCAATCTCGAAGAACGCGGCATCAACGTCCCGTTCTTCATCACCTGGACCCTCTGGCACCTCGCCGCCGTCTACTCCGACCACCCCGACTACCAGAAGGAATGGCAGATATGAGCGACAGCAAGCCGTACCGCGACGGGCCGTCCATCAAGACGGGGGACCGGGTCGTGTTCGTCGACATCGACGGCGAACGCATCGAGGGGATCGCTCGTGTGGACAGCAGTCTCGGTTCAGGTTTCTATAGCTCCCCGACCCGCGAAACTCGGGTCACCATCATCCCCGACGGCGAACCCATGCAGTACGGACGTGACTTCACCCTCGGTGACCGCCATGTCTGCGACGACACCTGCAGCGGCGGGCCATTCTCGCCGATCCCGTCAGATGAAGCACTCACCCACTCGCAGATCATTCATCGGCGCATCTACGCCCGACTCCACGAGTTGGGTGTGCTGCCCGTCTATCCGTTACCGGACATCCCGTTCGAAGAGGCGTCGTCGGATGCTGATCGCGGCGGAATCATTCAAGGCGGAACCCAGCCAGCGTGGATGGTCGACGCCGGTCTCGTCGAACCTGAACCCGAGACCCCACAGCAGCGAGCCCTACCGCGCCCATCCACAACCCCGCCACCATGGGCAGACAACCCCGCCGGCCAGCGGCGCCCCACGAAAACCCGCAACCACCGGAGAGTGAAATGAGCGAGGAATCGATCGCGCACCTGGACTTCACGCCCACCTGCGCGCTGTACGACGTCCGAACCAACACACCCTGCGAGCGGCCAGCCACCCACATCGCCGAAGTCCACATGCACGAACACAACACCATGCCCCGCATCGCACTCTGCGACAAACACCTCGCCGGATACAAAGCCATGGAAGCCCAGATCCTTCCTGACCGCGACAACCGATGCGGCACCTGCCACCAACACATGCACGCCGACGAGTTCATCCGAAACGAGGAGACACTATGACCGCCATCGCCCACAGCGAACCCAAATTCAAAACCATCGCCGACAACAACACCATCCTCCGTGGCCAAGTCGGATCAGGACTCCACGGCGTCACCACCGGAAACGATGACCGCGACGAAATGGGAGTATGCATCGAACCACCCGAATTCGTCATCGGCAACAGCACATTCGAGCAATACCAATACCGCACACAACCCGAAGGCGTCCGGTCCGGCGCAGGAGACCTCGACCTCGTCGTCTACTCACTCCGCAAATGGTCCCGACTCGCCGCCGCCGGCAACCCCACCGTGCTACTCCTGATGTTCATCCCACCCCACGAACTCGTCCACAACACACCCGTCGGCGAAGACCTCCAAGCCCACCCCGAACGGTTCCTTTCACGCGAAGCAGCCATGCGGTTCGCCGGCTACATGAAATCGCAACGCGAACAGATGCTCGGACTGCGAGGAAAGCGACACACCAACCGGCCTGAACTGGTCGACGTGTTCGGCTTTGACACCAAGTTCGCCTACCACATGGTTCGCCTCGGAATCCAAGGCGTCGAACTCCTCACCACCGGCCGCATCACGCTTCCAATGCCACCAACCGAACGCGCCTGGCTCACCGAACTACGCGAAGGCAAGCATACGAAAGAAGAAGCACTGCAACGCGCCGCAGACCTCGAACAGCAACTGCTGCACCTCGGCGACCACGCAGACCTGCCCAAGCGAGCGCCGCGGACACAGATCGACCGCTGGCTGGTCGAGACCTACCAGCAGTGGTGGGAGGACCGCGGGTATCTGTAGCTAGTTGACGCAGCTCCTCTGTTTCGGTAGATACACTCAACTCTGTCCACCGGAACAGAGGAGCTGCACACCGTGTCGATCACGATCTTCCTGCTGACGCTCGGTGCCGCCGCGCGCATCGTCCGCTTCATCAACAGCGACTACCTCGCACGAGGAGTCCGAGCATTCTTCATCCGCCGCCTCGGCCCAGACCACGACATCCCCTACGCGCTCACATGCGCTTGGTGCCTGTCGATCTGGGTCGCAGGCGGCCTCTTCACTCTGTCGTGGTTTTACGGTGAACACCCCGGATTCATCATCCCCGCCATGGCACTGACAGCGTCGTACCTCATCGGCCTCGCCGCATCCAACCTCGACCCAGCCGAGGTGGACTAATGCGCACCCGCCGCCCCGACAGCAACGCCCACGCCATCGCCCAGAAACTCGCAGGTGGCGCACCGCCACACCCCGGCAGACCCAACAGGACCGAACGCCGACCCCGGAAGACCTCGATTCGCCGCGGGCCCGTTGTCGGGAACTACGTCACCCCTTCCACGAACAGTCGGTACGCGCCGCAAGCCGTTACGGCAGCCGCTGAAGTCGTCTACGGCAAAAGCCTCGCCCGACAGAAGAAACGCCCACCCGTCGCTGGCTGGCAAAACGAAGCGTGGGAACTCCGCGGGCAAGTCCCCGAGTTCCGTTTCGCCGGCGACCGCGTCGCACGCGGCGCATCCCAATACAAACTGTTCGCAGCGAAACGACCCGACGTCAGCAACGACGAACCAGAACGTGTCGACGAGGGCCTCGCCTTCGAGCTGTGCTCCGAGATGTTCGGCGACACCGCCCGCACACAACAGGCCCTCCACCGCGGTGGACAGCAACTCGCCTTCAACGGCGACAGCCTCCTCGTCGTCAGCGAAGACGAGAACGGATTGTCGTGGGCGCCGCACTCCGTCAACGAACTCACCGGGCAAGGCAAGTCCTGGAAACTCAACGACGGCATCGAAACCCGCAACCTCACCGAAGACGACGTCGTCATTCGCTGCTGGAAGCCCGATCCTCAGTTTCAGGCGCTGGCGGACTGTCCCGCGAAAGCTGTTCTCCCCATCGCCCGCACACTCCGCGCGCTGGGGAAACGAACCGGAGCGGAGATCGACTCACGACTCGCAGGCGCCGGACTCCTGCTCGTCCCGTCCGAAATCACCCTCGCCGTCCACCGCGAGAGCGATGACCCCGACGAAGACCCGTTCGTCGAGGAGCTGATCGAGAACATGCTCACGCCCATCCAGGATCCAGACTCGGCGGCGGCCGTGGTCCCGATGGTCGCGAAGGGTCCAGGAGAGTTCCTCGACAAGGTGAAACATCTGAGTTTCGCGACGAAACTCGACGAGAAACTCCCCGAGATGGAAACCAGCTCCATCCGCCGTATCGCACTCGGTATGGACTCTCCGCCCGAGACGCTCCTGGGCATGGGGACAGCGAATCACTGGACAGGCTGGCTGATCTCGTCCGAAGAGGTCACCCTCGTCCTCTCGCCGACTGTCGCCACGATTTGCCACGCCCTCACCGTCGGTTGGCTGCACCCGATGCTCGAGGCGTCTGGTGTCGAGGACTGGGCGGACTACTTGATCTGGTTCGACGCTTCCGAACTGGAGTTGCGGCCGGACAAGTCGTCGGACTCCCGAGAACTGCACGCCAAGGAAGTGCTGTCTGACGCGGCGATGCTGCGGGAGAACGGATTCAGCGAGAAGGACGCACCGACGCCGGAGGAGACTCGACGTCGACTGCTCACGAAGCTGGTACTCGCGGACACGACACTTGCGGCGAAGATCCTCCCCGAGTTGGGTATCGACCTCGGCCTCGTCGAGCCCGCGCAAGCACCCGAGAATGCCGGCGCGATCACCCAGGAACCACCGCCCGAACCCAAAGCCGAGCAGACCATCCCCGAGAAACCCACCGAACAACCAAACGACAACGTCGAGACAGGACCAGGCGAATGACAGTGACCATCGACGAATCCACTGTCCTCGCGAGCGAAGTCGCAGTCCTGCGGGCATTGGAGATGGCGGGGAAGCGGTGCCGCAACGTGTCCCGCGACCGCCGCAAGGTTCTGATCGCAGAAACGCCAGATCATCTGCTGTACACGCAACTCCCGAACGCATCGCGTCACGAGGATTGTGATCGCCTGCTGGAGGGCGCCTGGGATCACCTCCGGTTGGTCCTGCCGGGCCGGCCGAAGGTGTACGCGCTGTGCGATTGGTATGTCCGCGAACTGTTGGTGACGCGGCAGCAGCACACGCGAGCGGATCTGGAACGAGTCCTGGCAGTCGCACATGAGTAGCGTCCTGGAGTTCGTTCGAATTGTGTGGGCACTGCTCGAGTTCTGGGTGTTCTGATGAGCCTGTGGTGGTCGTTCACCCTGACCGCATTCGGTGCGGCCGGCATCTATCTCACGTACCGCAGCTACACCGCGTACCTCGGCCCCGTGATCGGCATCAGCATCCAACTCGTCTGGGTCGCATACGCAATCGCATCGGAACAGTGGTGGTTCATCGTGTCCGCGCTGCTGTACGGAGGATCGCACCTGTACGGCATCCGCAAGAGACAACGCGAGCGCGAAGAGGTCGCACTGTCTGCGGCTGTCTCTGACGGCCTCGAAGCTCGCCGATTCATGAAGAGGGCGGCGTCAGTTCACAGTTAGATGGCACCGCGCCCATATTCCGGACCCGGCATTGATTCTCTGCCTGGTGTCGCACCGCCTGTCGAGGTTGAGCAGAAGCAGTACGGACCGAATCCCACTCGTGAGGATTTGGGTGATTTCGATGGCTAGGACTGATCCGTGGTTGTCGGAGCGGATGCGCGCGGACGCACGGATCCGCCGCGGTGAACGCAACATCTACCAGGCCGTAATCACCGCGATGACCATCTGGCTCGACACCACCCGTCAACTCATCCTCGGACAACCCGTACCCGCTCTGACAGCCAGCTCGGGACTCCTGTTGATCCCGGAGACGCTTCCGCCCCACGTCGAGGACCCTGCCGCCGACCAGGCTTTCGTCGAGGAGCTTGTGGCTGCTCTCGCGGGAGACGACGCGCTTCTCGCAGATGCTGGCAACCCTGATCCAATCCCCGACATCGACGCCGCGCAAGCATCATTCGCCGCGTGGGCACGCGCACTCGAGAACCATGTCGAGCCCGCCATCGCCGAAGCATTCGGTGAAGCATTCGCAGCGCAGTCCCGCGCCGCCGACATCTCACCGGTTCACTTCCAGGAACACCACATGGCCACCGTTCACGACCGTCTGAAGATCTGGCCTGAAGGAGCATTCGAGGAACTCCGCCCAGAACTGTTGGAGGCGATGCAGCAGAACGAATCTATCGAGCAAATCACCGACCGCATCGGACGCATCCTCGACATCGACGCACCATCACGCCGGATCCGCGCCGACATCTCCGCCATCGACGCACAAATCGCCGACCCCGCAACAGATCGCGACGATTTGCCATTTCTGCGTGGGAAGCGCCGGCGCCTGTGGAATCAGCACGACGAGTCGCAGCAGCAGTGGAAGTGGTTGGCGCGCCGTATCGCTCGCACCGAAATTCAGGGCGCCGTCGAGGGCGGATCGTTGGCGTCCGCTCAAGCGACCGCGGAGGCCACCGGTGAGGAGATGTACAAAGCGTGGCTGTCCACCTCTGACGAACGCACGCGGGCATCCCACAACGTCGCTGACGGGCAGATCGTGAAACTGGCCGAACCGTTCCGCGTCGGCGTCGCACTGCTCATGCACCCCGCATTTCCCGGCGGCCCCGCACACGAAGTCATCAACTGCCGCTGCACCATGCGCATCCTCACCTACAGCGAGATGCAGACAGAACTACAAGGCATGTGGGGTGGCCGCGGAGTCTCACCAATGGGCGCCCGACTCGGCCCCGACGACGAAGCCGACGCCGCCACCGCGATCGACCGATTGAACCGAGAACGCCGGGGCGAAGTACTGGACCCCATCGAACGCACCGAACCCGACGAAAGGATCCCCGATGACTCGAAATCGGTGGTGGATGAAGCAGAAGAGTTGGACCTTCCAGATCCTGACGACATCCCCGAGTTGGAAGATGACCGACCGGACGATTCGCCTGCGGATCCTGTCGGCGACGGGTACGACGACGAGATCGGGCAGGGAACTGAAGATCCCGCTGCTGATTCCGACGTTGACGATCGAGACCTCGAAGATCAGGTAGACGACGCTGATGATGAACTTCACGTGGCAGACGAAGAACCGGACCTGGACACTGACGACGAAGAGCTACCAGATCACCCTGCAGTCGAAGGAGATCCAGCCGACGACAGCGACAACGAAACCGAACCTGAGGTTCATCAGCCGGACACTGATCCTGCCGATATCCCTGACGTGGAAGAAGAACCCGCCCCGCCGCCGGCACCGACCGAATCGGTAATCCTCGAACCGATCATCGAAACCACGCCCACACCAGAGCCTCTCGTCTTCGGAGACCTCGAAGTCGATGAAGCCCGCCGATGGGCCTCCCGGTCGTGGCCGCTGGACCGCAACTCGTTCGATCCGGAAGTATCCCGCGCGGTCACCCAGTACACCGGCGACTATCACGACGTCATGAACGAGTCACTGCGCGGAGAATTTCTCACCGAAACGTCGGAAGCGAATCAGCGGATGGTCGCGAACCTGCGTCGGGCAATTGATGAAGCACCTCGCGTCCCCGAACCAGTCCACGTGTTCCGCGAGGTATCAAGCGTGGCCGCGTTCGAACTCCCCATCGGCGCCAATCCCCGTGCGCTACTCGGCGAGGCGATTACAGACCTCGGATTCATGTCCACATCCCTGACGCAAGCCACAGCCGGGGCAGCCGACGTCGACGGCAGCGCCATCATGGTCGAGATCGCAGTACCCGCCGGATACGCCGCAATCTACGTATCCGGCACCACCAGCCAACAAGCCGACGACATCCTGTCGGCGTTCGGAAACGCGGAAGTTGAACTGATCTTGAGAGATGGCACTACAATCGTGGTCACAGGCATCAATCGAGACGCACGCGGCCGCCCAATCCTGCAGGCCGAAGTCATCGACACCACGGAAGGGGAGTAGACGATGAGCAACAAATTCCTGATCGACTACCCCCTGAAGAACGTCACCGTGGGCCGGCGTTTCGGTGGAGTGCCTGAAGGCATGGGCCGCTGGCAGCGCATCCCGAGTTTGGGTGTTCTGTGGACGGACGACAAAGAAGCGCTGCAACTCGGCTGGCTCGATGACGCCGATCAGGATGCCGCGAATGCGCTCGCTCGTCGCATGGTGCTGATGGCTGTCGACGGTATGACCGCGACCGCCGCATTCGATCTGATCGCCCGCGAAAACCGCACCTACATGATCATGCATGGTGATCTCGCGGACCGCGGCGAAGACAACTTCTGGAACTGACACCCGCCGGCTTCACCGTCGGCGTTGAACACGATCCCTGCTCACGGTAGATACTCTTGTCGGTGTCTACCGTGAACAGGAGTCCAGGATGACTGCACCAACCACCCCGGCGGGGGAGAAGAAGCCGCTGCCCACCGGCTGGCGCGGGCCTGTGTTGCCTTTGAATACGCCCTCGGGTGATAAGCGCGAGTTCATGCTCGCCGACGGCGCAGAGCCCGCGGTCCGGCCGCTGCCAGTTGCACTTTCCGCGCAAGGTGAAATGTGGGACGACCATCAAGGTTCCCGCGTCGTCGGCCTCGTCACCCGGGCATGGGTTCAAGACGGGCACCTGTGGGCTGAAGGACCGTTGGACCTGGAAGACGAGTTCGGCGCCGAGTATGCGCGCAAACTAGGCGAGGGGTTCGCAGGCTGGGTGTCCGCCGATCTATCCGACATCTCGCTCGAGGAAATCCCACTGCGGTCAGACAAATCGGAATGGGCGCCAGACGAACTCGCCGCAGCGTACGCAGCATTCGAAAGCGGAACCGGCGATGAGCCTGACGTCGCCGGCCAACTACTCCGCGTGCACGAGTGGAAGTTGAAGGGCGTCACCGGCGTCTCGTCGCCCGCCTTCGAAACCTCGCGGGTCGAGCCGGTGTACGGCGACGAGTTCGGTTACGGGACAAGCAGTGCAGCGGAAGCGCTCGCCGCATCGGCTGCGGAACACACGGGAGCGATGATCGCACTCGTCCCCTCTGCCGAGGACTGCGCACGGCTCGCGATCGACGGCTACGAACCCGCCGACGTCCTGCACACCACCCTCGTGTTCCTCGGCGACGCCGCGAACTGGTCACCGGAACAGCGGGACGCACTCGAGCAAGCACTCGGGGGAGTGGGATTGGCGCCGATGACAGGATCGATATGGGGCCACGCCCAGTTCAACCCGAACGGTGACAGCCCATGCGCGGTGTACCTCGCTGAAGCTGAAGGCATCACGTCGCTGCAGTCCGCTGCCCTGGGCGCCCTCGAAGAGACCGGGATCTTCGATCTCGTCCCAACCCAGCACGAGTGCTTCGTCCCGCACATCACAGCAGGATACGGACTCGACGTCAGCACGCTCACCGAAGTCGGGCCGATTCGTTTCGACCGAATCCGCCTGTCGTTCGCCGACACCGACATCCGAGACATCTCCCTCGAACCTGTCACCTCATCACTAGTCGCTGCCGGAATTGTCTATGACGCCGCAGATTTCGATCAGCCGGAAATTGATGAGCCGACCGGAATCGTCATCACCGAGGACGGCAGAATCTTCGGACACCTCGCCACATGGGGAACCTGCCACATCGGATTCCCTGATATCTGCATCACCCCACCGGAATACGAGAACAACGACTATCACTACTTTCATCAGGGATCAGTCCAAACAGCTAGTGGTCTCCTTCCCGTTGGTAAGATCACCTTCCGAACAGGTCATGCTGCCTTGAACATGCGCGCACAGGCAGCGGCCGCGCACTACGACAACACGGGCGCGGTAGCTGCGGTGGTTCGCTGCACGGATGGCGTGCACGGTCCTTGGCTGTCCGGGCGCTTGGTTCCAGGCATCGATGACCTCGCAATTGCAGAGATACTCCGTTCCGGCGTCTCGGGCGACTGGCGTGAAATCCGCGAGACAGCCAATTCCGAGAAGCGATTGGAACTTGTCGCCTCACTCGCGGTAAATGTTGGCGGATTCCCTCGTCCTCGTACCCGCGCACTCGCCGCATCCGGCATGCGATCCCTCATCGCCGCCGGCGTCCCACCAACACGAAAGCATCATGTCGAACCAGAACCATCAATCACCGCTTCAGCAATCGCGTCCCATGTCCGTGCGGAGATTCGCGCGTCTGCGATTCGAGAGAGCCGTCGCGAAGCGGCTACCAAACGTGTCCGGGCAGCGCGCCTGGCAGCAGCTACTCGAAAGGCAGGACTGAACCATGGCATGTAACTGCGGAGGAGGAGCGCGTCGGACTGTGCATCAGGTCCGTCGTTCGGATGGGACTGTGAAGCGCTACGCAACAGAAGCTGAGGCCAAAGCAGCCGCATCCCAACCCGGCGCGACGTACACCAAGATCGAACGCTGACAGCAAGCTTCACAACAGTTGCCCAGCACACGGGATAGAGTGTGCATAGATCGCCGCTGGCCTCGGGCCGGGCACCAAGTGCCCGCACGACCCAGGAGGCCCACGGTGGACCCCATCACTCTCCAGAATCTGATCAACGCCGCACTCGGCGGTGTAGACGGTAAGGAGCCTGACAGTTCCGCGACAGCCCCGGCCGATCCGGCAAAGGCTGTAGCCGAATATCTCTCTGCGCACCCCGACGCAGACGTCTCTGCTTTGCAGGCGGAGGCAGTCAAGTCGTTCGCCGAAATCAGCGCTGCTGGTGCCGATTCCGACGACTCTCTCGCTGCTGTCGAAGCTCTCGCCGATGTTATCGACGGCGTCAAGGTAGAGCAGGAACGAATCGACGCGGCAGGTGAAGCGAAGCGCACTCGTCTGGCCGAACTGGCCGACCGGGTCAAGGCCGCAACAGGTTCCGAAGCCGAGGGTGAGGACAACGCGGATGCCGACGCTACTGCCGAAGCCGAGGTTGTCGCCGAAGCTGAGGCTGTTGCAGTGGACGCTGCTGGGTCTGACTCGAATGTGGATGCCGGCGCTACCACTGAAACTGCCGCTGCCCCCGAGGCTGTCGCCGCGTCCGCTGCGAAGCCGGTAAGGCGTGTCCGTCTCTCCCAGATCGAACGAAAGCCGGTCACGATGCCCGCCGAGACTACCGTCGACACGACCCCGCGCGCGACGATCCTCGCCTCGGCTGACGTTGCAGGATTCGCACCAGGGCAAGGGCTGTCCACCCGTGAACTCGCCGATGCTGCGAACGTGAAGCTGCAGTCCCTTTCGGCATCCGGTAGCCGAAACAGTGCATCCGTGGCCCGCATCCACGTCCCGTTCGACGAGGAACTGACGGCGGACGGCCGCAACGATCAGGACGTCATCGATTACGCGGCTGACACGAGCCGCCTCGACGGTGGGTCCCTTGTCGCTGCGGGTGGTTGGTGCGCACCTTCGGAGACGCTGTACGAGCTCGGCGGCATCCTCGCCGACGCCAACGCAGGCCTGATCGACCTGCCCGAGGTGAAGGCGGCACGTGGTGGTCTCCGATTCACCGAAGGCCCCGATTACGCCGCTATCTATGGTGATTCGAAGATCGGGTTCATCCAGACGGAAGCTCAGGCAGCGGCAGGGTCAGGGTTCACCAGTCCGACCGGCGCGACGATCGCAGGAACGGAAAAGCCGTTCTACCGAGTGCCGTGCCCCGAATTCACGGATAAGCGCGCGGAGGCCGCGGGCCTCGGTATTGTCTCGGGGATCTTGCAGAACGATGCATACCCGGAGCTGACGCAGGAGGCTGTTGAGCACGCGCTGATCGCACATCAGCATCGCGTGAACACTCGATCCATCAACCGGATGGTCGCAGAGTCGGGTACCGCGATCGCGCTCGCACTCGGCCCGTCCGCGACCACGTCGGTACTCAACGCGGTCGGCATCCAGATCGTGGACTACCGCTACGCGAACCGCATGTCGCCCGAGGCGGAACTCGAAATCGCTTTGCCTCTGTGGCTCAAGGAACTTGTTCGCGCCGATCAGTCTGTGCGCAACGGCTCCAACGTCACGGAAGCCCTCGAGGTCACCGATCAGAAGATCGACGCCTGGTTCAAGGCCCGCAATGCTGTACCTCGCTGGGTTTACGACTGGCAGGACGCGTTCTCCGGTTTGGCTGACGGGTTCGGTGCCGCAACCGCCATCACGGCATGGCCCGAGACCGTCGACATCATGATCTACAAGGCAGGCACCTTCGTTCGTGCACGCGGTGAGGTCATCTCCGTCGACGCCATCTACGACCCCACCAGCCTGGAGAAGAACGACTTCCACCGACTCTTCGTCGAGGAGAAGCTGCTCGTCATCAAGCGTCGCTGGAAGTCGCGTCTCCTGCGCGTCCCGCTCGCAGTGAACGGTGCCGTCGGCGCCGCTCGCGAACTGGACGCTCAGGGCAAGATCGTCGTCACCACCCCGTAGTCCATCACCGGGCACACCTGCATTCTCTTGCGGTGTGCCCGGTGGTGTTCCACTGACCCCACAATCTTCTGGAGGCTACGGTGGCTGTCGCACCGGCTCTATACGTCGCAGCGCCGACGCTCACACCAACTCGATTCGGACTCGTCTCGGCCGGGGATTTGGTGGTCCCCGAGGACCCCCGATTCGTCAACGGCATTCAGTTCGAAAGCAATCCGTCCGGACCCGCGAAGTTGGCGCCCACGGAATGCGAAGACCCGCAAAGCCGCACCGTCGTTGACGGCATCGAGGTCATCGAAGCGGGTCCGATCATCGTGTACAACGGATTCACTTGCCGCGCTGTCGGTGTCGACGAATCCGAAATGCTGGACCGCGCCCGCAAGGCACTCACTGGTGGCGAATGGGCTGCTGTCGAGAAGGCGCTGCCACTAATGAACGCCGAAACCGACATCCTCACCACGGGGGCTGTGTCGCTGGTGAAGGGTATCGGTCTGCTCGAGGATCATCTCACCGAGCAGTACGGCGGCGTCGGCGTCATCCACGCACCGCGTCATGTTGCGATGTTTGCTGCTGAGCGCCGACAGATCGACGTCGAATCCGGCCGCAAGGTCTCGACTTTGGGTACACGCTGGTCGTTCGGCAACTACCCGAACACTGACGCTGCCGGCGCACCCGCAGCGGTCGATACTGCGTGGCTTGTCGCCACCGGTGCCGTGCAAGTCCGGCGAGGCGAGGTCAAGCAGCGGCCGACATCATTCGCCGAGGCATTCAACTACGCCACCAACGAGATACAGGCGATTGCAGAACGAACGTATGTCGTCTCCTGGGAAGCGGTCCAAGCCGCTGTCCTCGTCAAACTCACCAGCAGCTAGGAGCACTGTTATGCCTTCGATTATCCCCACCTCATCTGACCAGGTCCAGGACATCGCTCGTGCCCTTCTCGAAGCGGCTGATTCGCCTGACGAGGTCCGCACCGATACCTCCGGTCCGCGGCTGGCGTTCATCGTCTCTGACGAACTCGCCACCAAGGCCGGCTTCGGCGAGTACGACGACGATCCGGAACCTCTTCCCGAGCCCGAGCCCGAGCCCGAGCCCGTCGAGACCAAAGCGGTGAACGAGCCCAAGACACGCGCACCCCGCAAGACCACCACCAAGGACGCCTGATGGAAGGGCGATCAACGCCGATGGTTCCGATGATCGGCGCGAAACGTCTGTCGCTGATCCTGGCGTTGGTCGCCATGTTCACCGGCATCGCATACGTCGGCCCCAGCTTCTGGGTTCGCCGTCCACTTCCCGAAGGTCAACTCTCGCTGGTCGTGATCATCGAATCGGCAGGTCCAGTGTGGCCAGTGCTGTTCTTCATCGCGTCCGGAGTCGTTGCAGCATCAGCGATGTCCCGCCGGTACGTCGGATATGCGCATTCCGTAGCGGCCGGTGTTTGGGGCTTCTACGGCACAGCAGTTCTTCTGTCCGCCGTGTACGCCGAACCCCCATCGCCGATCCTCACCGGCGGCCTTGCGTTGGGAGCAACGCTGATTCACCTCGGAATGATCCGTGTGTGGTCTGACCTAGGGGTGAAATGAGTGAAACTGTCGGCATCGTCCTCGCCGCGATCAACGGCATAGGAATCATGATCGGCGGCGTACTGACCGTGTGGAAGTCGGTGGCCACCACGAATGTTCGGACGTTGGAGCAGCGGCTCGACACAGTCGAGGAAGACCTGGGTGTCGAGCGCGAGTTCTCTACAGCCATGGCGCACTGGGGGCACGCCGTAATGGTCGAGGCGGCGTCGCAGGGAATCACGTTGCCGGACATGCCGAGACGAAGGGCAGTCGCATGACCGTAATTACAGAGGACTTCCGTCGGTTAGATGGTGTTGCTCCGTTCCCGGCGGATTTGGCGTTCGTGTATTTCACGGTCCCGCGGCGTCGCGAGAACGCAGCCGGTACATGGGTTGTGGTGCCGGTCGAGGTGAAATGCCGTCTCGTGGCAGGGAAACTGACATCTCCGAACCTGGATCCGGGTGAAGCGACGGTGCGGATCGGGCCGCACGGTCCGACGTACAAGATCATCATTCCGGCAACTGATGCCCGTTTGTGGGATCTGATCGAAATGTACGAGATCCCCGACCCTCCAGTTGTCTCGCTGGTGAAGCAGTATCTGGAGGACACAAAGGAAGCGCGCGATATCGCCGTCGCAGCAGCTGAGGGTGTAGCCGGTATCGGTGAGGATCTTGAGCAGATCGCGCAGGATCGAGCGGCGGCAGAGGCAGCTCGTGATGCGGCTCAAGGGTTCGCTGGTAGCGCGAGCGAGTCGCGCGGGCTAGCTGCGACGGCAGCGGTATCGGCGGGTGACTCCGCTACTCTCGCTGGCCAGCACGAGAGCGGTGCGGCCGGTTACGCGAGTGCGGCTTCTGGGAGCGCTGTGGCGGCTGGGCAGTCAGAAACTGCTGCTGCGCAACACGAAGCGAATGCAGAAACTGCAGCAAATCTTGCGGTGTCGACGGCCGCGGGCATCCAGGACGTCGCCGAGGATGCCGCCCAGGTGGCAACAGATCGACAGGCAGTGGAGTCCGCGGCCGCCGCAGTCGCGACTGATCGTCAGACGGTCACAGATGCGCGCGATCTCGTGGTCACCGCGAAGGGTGACGTCGAGCAGATCCAGACCGATATCCATCAGGCGAAGACCAGCATCGAGAACACGGCCAATCTGGTCGACCAGACTCTCGAACAGTACGGCACTCAGTTCGTCGCAGAGCGGGAACTGTCACAGCAGGCGGTAACCGATGCGACACTGCAGGCGCAGCGGGCTGAGGACGCCGCTGACGGCATCGTTGCGGGTTCCGTGCTCGACAATGCGGTCACGACACCGAAGCTCGCCGACGAGGCTGTCACGAAGGCGAAGACATCACCCGCCGTGCAGGCCTCGCTCGACAGGGCCGACGGGTCGGTGCAAGGGAATGACCCACGCCTGACCAATGCGCGAACACCCACAGCGCACGTTCACGCCGAGGCTGAGGTCACCGGACTGATTGCGAAGTTGGCGACCAAGGCCGACCTCGACAGCAACGGGGTACTGGTTCAGTCGCAGATCCCTGCAGTGGCGATCCGGGACTTCCTTGGCGCCGTATCGACGCAGTCAGCGATGCTCGCCTTGGTCGGACAAAAGGGAGACTGGTGCACACGCACAGACCGGGGCAGCGACTTCCAGATTATCGGCAACGACCCAACTCAACTGTCGAGTTGGCGCGAGAACACGTATCCGGCTTCGCCAGTCTCGTCGGTCAACGGACGTCAGGGCGCGGTTACAACCCAGGCCGTCGACATTACCGACTCGACCGCAGTCGGACGCGCAGTGATGAAAGCAGCCGATGCCGCGGCAGGCCGACTGGCCCTCGGCGTCGACGCGCCTTCTGACACACGCAGTCCGTCGCCTGGGTCGGTGACAATCGCGACGATGGCTACGGCAGCGAAGCAAGACACTCTCCGATTCGGACTCTGGTCGGACACCCGCAAGGTTGGTGTGGGTGACGGATTCGCCCCTGACGGCTGGGAGTTCACCTACCCGGTCACCGTGACCGCGTTCAAGGTGCAGTTCGGCACGGCCGACGCGTCGGGTGCTTCGACTGTGATTCAGATGCAGAAGAACGCGGTCGACGTCGCCGGCGCGAGCGTCAGTGTTGCGGCCGGATCGCGCACCGGTTCTGTGACAGGAGCGTTCGCTTTCGCGGCCGGGGATGTGCTGACGTTCAGTCAGACCGGCGTAGGAACGACGCCCGGCAAGCGAGCGTCGATCATCTTGTCGATGACGAGGGCCTGACATGTCGATGTACTGGTTCAACTCGGGGTCAGTCGATCTCGTACCGCAGATATCGGCCACCGTGTATCACTTCAAAACCACTGGCTCCACGCTGACGTTCAACCTGCCACCGGCCGAAGTGGGTGACATACGGATCGCAGCGGTCGCTTCGATCCGGGCCTATGTCACTACGCGGCCACCTACAGGGTGGGTCACCATTCAGGACAACGGCAGTTGGTCCAACAACAATCTGTTCGTTTTCGGCCGGGCCAAGCAAGCTGGCGATTCCGATGCCGTGTCCTGGGCCACCGCTGGATACGACAGTGAGTTCATCGTCTTCGTGGCGGTGCTTCCCAAGGTCGCCCCGGTGCCGAACGCTTCCGCGAAATCCGAAGGCACAGGGCTCACATGGCCGACTCCGGCGGTGACGACGACCGTGCCGAATTGTCTGATCTTGAGGTACGCAGTCAGTTCCGGCACAGGAGTCTCAGAGATCTCCTGGGGTGGCGACGTCGAGTCGATCTTCTCGTACACCATCACAGACAAAGTGACTCTCGGTGTCGCGATTCAGAAGGCACGAGACCCCGGCGTCTATCCGGCAGTCAATGCCGGGCAACCAGCGAGCCGACGATTCTCGACGACCACAGTCGCAGCAGCGCCGATCGACTGACCGAACATGACAGAGCCCCCGGCCCTTCGAGGTCGGGGGCTTGTTGTCGTTTGCGGGGCTCACCGACCGTGAGACTGCGAGCGCACTGTCGGTGAGCCGTGCGCACCGAACCGCTGCTTTGCAGTGCGCAGTTTTTGGGGCCCGCCTCCGGGGAATGACACCCGGAAGACGGGCCGATGCGGCCGACCATGTTACCGACATCGAAAAGCCGCAACTGAGGTGTACCACTCGATCAGAACGCCAAACGTCGGTGCACATCAAAGACCCCGACCTTGAGAGGTCGGGGTCTTTCGCGCGTGTGCGGCGGAGCAACTCTGTGGATACATGTGTGCCTGTCGATCTGGTAAGGGAGATCGACAGGCACTGAGGGAGCTGTCCCTCTCAATACCGACCAACAGCTGACCTCGGTATCGAAAGTACGCGTACGTACACCTCGGGGCACCTTCCGTACCAGTAGCCCTTCATGTGCGAAGTGAGAGACCCACCCCCGGCGAGTGGACAGCCGGAGGGCAGGCCTTGCGCGGCTGAACTGACCACTCAGAATCGCCGCAGCAACGGAATGATATCCGCTTTTCGGGTGCCGTAAACCCATTGGTTGGCGGGGCCGAGCTGGTCTTCCCTTACCCTCCCGACCCCGCGTGGATGAAGATAGCAAACATCGAACAGGTGTGCGAATATTTGGGTTATGCCCAGCTACGAACGGCCACCGAAACAATGCCCCAACGGGCACCCATTCGTGGCCAACACATGCCTTGTCGGCTGGGAAGTCTGCGCCTGCACCACCGCCCACAACGGCGGCCACCGCACTCACTACTGCCGACAATGCGGAGAAACCGTCCGCACCCCACCCTGCGCCGGCGCCAAACCCCAAACTGACCGCTGGACGAACAAACCCGCACGCATCCCGCCCCCACCGGCAGACAACGACTATCCTCACCTGTAGAGCTGCTGGCCTCGGGCCGAGCGAATCATCCCCCGCTCGGAGGCTCACATGCCCACCACTGTCTGGCCCACCATCCGCTCCCACGTCGTCCGCACCACCAACCTCGACAACTGCGGCGCCCCCGTCTTCGGCCCCAAGTCGCAGATCGTGTCCGACGGCCACGTGTCCATCAAGATCAGCCCCCAGTACGAGGACGGCGAAGAGACCGCCCCCAAGAACGCGGCCGGCAAGATCCAGTTCGTCGACAAGGCGCAGGACGAGCTGAAGTATCACAACGTCGAAATCGCGTTCCTGCAGGTGCATCCCGAGCTGTTCAGTCAGACGACCGGTCAGCCGATCGTCCTTGACCATGCGGGCAACGCGACCGGTATCCGTATCGGTGCGACGATCCGATCGAACTTCGCGCTCGAGACGTGGACCGACGTGCCCGGCACTGTGTGTGGTCCGGACGGGAAGCTATACGGTTACGCGCTTCTGCCGTGGATCAAGGACGGTCGTCTCGGTGACTTCTCCTTCGAGAATGCGCTCGCGAACTTCACGATCACCGCGCGCACCGAAGCGCGTTCGCCGTGGGGTGTGGGTCCGTACGACGTGGTGCTCAATGCGGCGGTTGCTCCCGCGACGGAGCCTGCGGCAGGTCCGTTGCTGACGCCGATCGCGGCGGATCAGCACATTCACATGGAGCCGACGTCGATCATCTACCCGGCGCCGACTGCTGGTGCGGTCGCGCTCGCTCCGTGATCGGTTCGTTCGTGTGAGATGGCGGGCACCAATTCAGGTGCCCGCCATACCCGTATCTACAGGAGGGCATGTTTGTGAGCGGACCGTGTGATTGGCCGGTGCAGTCGTCGGCGAAGGAATGGACCGACGCCGATCCAGACGACAAAGCCGTTGCCGCGGAGTTGGCGACGAACAATCTGTGGGCGTTGACCGGTCGGGTGTTCGGGCTGTGCGAGGTGTCGGTGCGGCCGTGCTTCAGCCCCACTGACTATTCGACGTACCGCGGACGATCGGGTTCGGGCGCCGACTGGTTCCCAGGGCTGGTCTCGGGTTCGTGGATGCCGGGATCGTGCGGCTGCGCGGACGGATGCAACCACCCGTCCGAGGTCGCATTACCAGGCCCCGTGCATTCGATCGTGCAGGTGATGATCGACGGTGAAATCCTCGCCCCGTCGGAGTACTTGATACGCAACAATCGTTGGCTTATCCGCACAAATGTTGGGGTATGGCCACAGAATCAGAACCTCACCGTCCCCGATGACGCGGTGGGCGCATTCGCGGTGACATACAAACAGGGCATCGAAGTCCCACTTGCCGGGCAACTGGCGGCCGGTGATCTCGCCGTCGAGTTCCTGCGAGCTCGTAAGGGGGGCAAGTGCAAGCTCCCGGACAGGGCGATCAGCGTCTCCCGGCAGGGAATGGACATTCAGCTCGTGGACGCGCAGGTGCTGTTCGAGCAAGGGCTCACCGGTGTCGCGTCGGTAGACCAATGGATAGCCGCCACCAATCCGCACAAGGTGAAGTCCCGCCCCCGGGTGTATTCGCCTGATTCGCCACGTGTAGCGAGGATCCGCTGATGGACGTCTACGGCAAAGCCACCCAACTGCTGAACGAACTGACCTCGCGCCTCGAGTCGACGCGCGCCGGCCAGGTCGACTACGCGGCAGTGCATCCCGGAGACACATCTGTGTCGTACGGGTGTGAGACAGCGCTCGTGAGGCCAGGGCAGATCTATCCGACGGTCGCATTCCCGGCGCCATTAAATCCTGCGCAGATCGATCCGACGCACCCGGTGTCATACGCCGCGGACCTCGAGATCACCATCTTCCGGTGCTACGAGAACACGCCTGACAACTCGATGCCTGAACTGTACGAACTGGATTCACTCGCACGCGATGCCCTCGACGACGCGCGGGCGATGATGCGGGCCGTGCAATGCGCATTCGATCGTGGCACTCCGATGTACTGCGGACCGTGGATTCCGAAGGGACCAAACGGCGGCATCCACGGCGGGCAGAGGACGGTCACAGTCGGTGTGGAGTTGTGGTGCCCGTGCGATGCGGTGGTCCCGGAATTCGATTCCGTGTTCGCACCGTTGGACGGCGATCCTCGCATCGAATAATTGTCGGTAGGCACAGCTGCACTGTGCCCGCCGTATGATCTGGTTCATGACCACTGTGCATGTTCGTGCGAATCAGACCACAGTCGATTGGGCGGAGGGCGCCGAGTTCGTGTGCGAGCGCACTCCGTTCGTCGACAACCTCATCCAACATGGAGGACTCACCGAACTCGATGCGGTGCCCGAGTTCTCCGTCGATAAGTTCAGGACCGACCCGAGTCAGCCGTACGTGACGTACCGCGACAGTGTTCCCGAAGGCGACGTCGTCGACGCCCAGGGCAAGGTTGCGGCTGTGAATGCGGACGTGGACTCCTCGTCCGAGGAGCGTCGAGACGCGGAGAAGATCCTCGCTGACGCCCAGGCGAATCTCGCCGATTCTCAGGCGGATGCTGCTGCGGCGCAGGAGAACCTGAACGAGACCCGTGCCGATGCCGCCGACACTATTGCCGAGTTGAACACCGAACTCGGCAACGAACCGCCGAAGACCACCCGGCCCCGGAGAAAGAGCAGCTAATGCCCGCCCACGTGGTGATGTACCGGGAACGGATGGAACAAGGACTCGCCCACGACGGCATGCAGCGGATGAACGACATCGGCCGGCAAGTCGTCAACCACGCGCGCGCCGACTGCCCCGTCGACTCCGGGCAGACGAGATCGTCGATCACCCATCACGTCACCCTCGTCGGCCGGACCGCACGACTTCGCGTCGGGTCGCCGCTTGAGCGGGCTAAATGGCTCCACGAAGGCACCGGCATCTACGGCCCGCACAAGAATCCAATCGTCCCGGTGTCGGCGAAGGCGTTGAAGTTCCCGACACCAGGGGTTTTCGGCCCGATGCCACGCGGTGGATCCCGCCGCCCGGGCGGGTTCGTGTTCGCGAAGTCCGTCAAGGGCATCCCGCCGAACCCGTTCCTCACCACTGCATTGAAGACAGTTCTCGGCACCACCAACGTCACCGTCCGCCCAACCACCAAATAAGGAATTCGAATGGCACTCAGCAACGAAGACTTCCGGAAGACACTGGGCGATCACGTCCGAGAACTCTGCGAGTTGGTCGACGTCCCCGTTCCTGAGGACGTGATCACCGTTCACCTATCGGTTGATGGCCTCGAAATCGAGTATGCCGACCGTGCTGCCGCCGGATTCGTCACTCGGACCGTCCATCGCCGAGGCCCCATCAACTTCCGTCCTCTATTCGACAATCTCGACGAATAGTCACGGCCAACCAGCTCTGCTTGCCGCCAGTCCAATCCAACGAAGGAAACCCGAATGCCTCCACGCGCACGCAAGACCGCTACCAAGCCTTCACAGGCCGACGGCAACCCCACCACGAGGGAAGTCGAGAAGGTACTCGACATCATCGAGACCCCGGACGAAATCCTGGACACACCGAAAACTGTCGACGACGAAGGCACCCCCATCCCGGCCGAGCTGCAGTTCAGCACGGAAGATCTCCCTGACCTGCCCGAGGATGACGGTCACGTCGAATACCTCACCGTCGACGGTTTCGAGCTCAGAGCCCGCAAACCTGATCCGTCGGCGTGGAACCTGGTCATCGGCATGATGTCCGATGACGCTACTGCGGCCGACAAGGCGCGATCGCTGCAGACGTTCATCAACCACATCTTCGACGAGCCGTCACGCATGTACATCAATCGCCGATTGTTCACGCGCGGTGACAAGTTCGATCAGGACTTCCTCGAACGAATCGTGGTCACGATCATCGAGCGGTTCACTCCGGAGACGAATCGGGAGCAGCGGCGCGCGCGAGCTCGCGCTACGAAGCGCTCTCGATAGTCAGTGGCCGAACCGTGGGTCTCTGACCCGACAGCGTGGGCAGTGGACGGCCGGGTCATGCACGTGACCCGGCCGGACCTCGTTCCGCTCGTGCACATGATCATCTCGTTCTCACCGATCCAGGTCGGGATGGGTTCATTGCGCGACGTCGACGACAAACAGTGGCTGTTCGAGCAGATCCTCGATCCCGAATCGAAGATCGGCAATGACTTCGTCCACCGCCTTGCGGATGCCTTGGTGCAGGAATGGTTTTGGATGCCGCGGTGGACGGTGCAGGAAAGCTGGTGGAAGGCAATGGGCAACTGGTCCGACGTCGACGGCGAGCTGTCGATGCGCGGGGTAAACCTGGTATCGATGCCGCCTGCGCAGGCAACGAACACCGTGAAAGCTGTTCTGCGGAAGTGGGCATCAGGAAACAAGGAAGCAGCCGAGGAGCTTCAACGCGACCTGACGACCGAGCCGCCCCGTATCGCACTTAACCTCCAGAAGTTGGAAGAATCACCAGAAGCTGCCGAAGCTGCAGCAGTCGATTACATGGCTTTGCTCGAGTTGGCGAACCAACACCAGCGGTGACTTTCCGCTAAACCCGCCGGGTGCAGATACCCTGCATATAGAACTTTGCTGCTGGCCTCGGGCCGGGCATCACCACTGTGTGATCCCGAGGAGCCTCCGGCGTGACAGCCCCGTACGCAAAAGCTGTAGTCACAGCGGAACTCGACTGGGGCAACGTCGGCACCGAGTTCGAAGCCCGCGTCAGAGTCGCCGCCGAGAAGGCAGCGAAAGCCGCGCAGAAGCAGTTCGATCGGGTTCGTCTGGCGGCGAAGGTTTCCTTCCGCGCCGATGTGGCGGAGTTCCGTCGGGAGACTCAGGAACGCCTGGACCGTGCGGCGTTCTCAGCGAGCGTGGTGATGCGCGCCGATACGTCGAAGTTCCATGCCGATGTTCGGAAGGCGACGAAGAACCTTCCCGGCGCGAAGGTGGAGGTCACTCCCGAGGTCAAGAACATCCAGTCCTTTGTGCAGGGGCTCGAGGAACGTTTGCGGGTCGCCCGGATCACGGCTCCGGTATTCCTGGCGGTCGCGAACGAAGCTGATTTCCTGGCGCGTATTGCGACGCTGACGCGTCCGGTGACGCAGACCGTCAACATCATCACTACTGGCGACACGAACGGCCCTGGCGGCGGCCCAGGCTCAGGTGGACGTAACGGTGGGTTGCGTGGCGGAATGATTCGCCGGATCCGCATGCAGATCGAGATGGACCGCTCGTCGGTTGCGAGTGCGGAAGCTCAGATCGCGGCGCTCGAGACTCGTCTGTCGGCGGCACGTACGAGGCAATCCGAGTCCATTGACCGTGTGCGGGTTGCGCAGGCGCGCCTCGACGAGGTGAACACTCGCGCGAACTCCACTGCTTCGCAGCGTTTGGCCGCGCACGCAGCGCTGACACGAGCAAACAACGAACTCGGCTCGCACACAGCCCGAGTCACACAAGCGATCGGTGACCAAGCTGAGGCGCACCAGCGTCTGCGTCGTGCACAGCAGGATCAGAACTCGGTCTCCCGGATTGCGCGGGCAGCTATCGGTGGACTCGCCGAGACGGCAATGAATCTGGGCCGCAACCTGTTGTCGTCGGTCAGCCCTGCCGGTCTGTTGAAGGTCGCGTTGCTCGCGTTGGCGGCGTTGAGCCTTGTTCCGTTGCTCGGGCAGTTGGCGCAGGCCGCCGGGATCATTTCGCTGCTCCCAGCTGTAGCGGCGTCCGCGGTGGCGGGTATCGCGACGATGGTCATCGGGTTCACCGGTGTGTTCGACGCATTCTCGCAGGGGTCGAAGGCTGCCGAGATCGCAGCGAAAGGCACTGCGGCTGCGGCGAAGCAGCAGGAGGCGGATGCGCGTAAGCGTGCGCAGGCTGCGAAGGCCGTTGCGTCGGCTGAGCGTGGGGTGGAGAGCGCGCTCGACGGTGTGGATCGGGCTGAGCGTGGTGTCACGCAGTCGCAGCGGCAGGCGGAGAAGGGGCAGGAAAGCCTCAACCGTGCTCGTGAAGAGGCGAAGGCGACGATCGATGATCTGAATTTCGCGCTCAAGGGCACCGCGATCGATGAACGCGATGCGGTGTTGGCGCTCGCGAGGGCGCGGGAGGCGTACGACAAGACGTTCGCGGATCCGGCAGCGTCGGCTTTGGATCGGTCGGAAGCTGCTCTCGGTGTGGACAAGGCGCTGCGCCGGCAGGAAGAGGTTGGGCGCCGGAACACGCAACTCGCGAAGGATGCCGCCAAGGCGAACGAGAAGGGCATCGAAGGCTCTGATCAGGTTGTCGCGGCGAAGGAAGCTGTCGCGGAAGCGGATCAGGGCATCGTCGACGCGAACAAGGCTGTTGTCGACGCGCAGGAGCAGGTAACACTCGCGCAGCAGAACCTCATCGACGCGCAGGATGCAGCGGCAGAGGCGATGACGTCGAACGCTGACGCCGTCGACGAATACGCGGACGCCCTCGCGAACCTGTCCCCGAACGCCCGCGCATTCGTGGAGCAAGTTCGTGGGCTGAGTGACGTGTGGAAGGAACTCCGGCTCGAGGTCCAGGACAACCTGTTTGCCGGGATGGGCGACTCAATTGTCAACCTCGCGAACAACTATCTCCCACTCCTCAAGACCGGACTCGGTGGCATCGCAACCGAAATCAACGGCGGTATCCGGCGCGCGATCGACGACATGTCATCGGATTCGGCGAAGTTGGACTGGACCAAGATCCTCGAGAACACGAGGGCCTCTATCGGCCCGGTCATCGACGGGCTGTCTGATCTCGCTGGGGCGCTGACCAACATTGCCGCAATCGGGTCGGAATTCCTCCCAGGGTTTAGCAATTCGTTTGCGGAGACCATGCAGGAATTCCGGGAGTGGACGGAGTCCGAAGAGGGCGAGAACAAGATCCGGAACTTCATGGAGAAGTCGATCGAATCGCTTAAGCAGGTCAAGGACCTGTTCCTCGCTGTCGGAGACGTCATAGGTGGTCTGTCCAAGACTTCGGAGAAGACCGGCAAGTCGATGATCGAGTCGATGACGGAATCTCTGCGCGATTTCGCAAAGTGGATGGAAACGCCTGCAGGCCAGGACAAGATGCAAAGTTTCTGGCAGACGGTCAAAGACACGGTTTCCGACATCTTGAAACTTGTTGAGACCGCTCTCGATCTCGCTGGCGAATTGTTCAAACTCGGGCAGGGGCTCGGGCTGATTGCCGAAGTTGAGAAGAGGAAGGCAGATCGACAAGGGGTTACTCCGACGGGCGTTAACAGCGCTGACGAGACGCGCGGCACCGGGGGGAAGGTCCTCGGCAATGCACTCGGAAGTAAGGACGGCAGTTGGTGGGGACAGCGATTCCGTGACAGTGAGGGCAGGACTGTCGATGAGGATGGCAATGAACTGAAGTGGCAGAACAACGTGATCGTCGGATTCCCGGGTTACAAGAAGGGGTCAGGCGCTGAGCGGATCGTCTCTGGGGTCATGAACGCAACTCCCCTTGGTCTTGCTTTTCAGGGACTCGGAAAGCTGTTCGGCAACGAGGTCAATCCGAAAGCCGTGCCTGAGGGTACACGAAATGCGGGACTCCGCAGTGTTCCTGGCTACGGCTACATGCCCGGTCCAGGAAACCAAGGTCGCGGCGCAGGCGGCGCGGGCGGTGCTGTGACCAAACCCGGCCCGAACGACACGATTGATATGCCGAACCCTTACGGCAAGGGCGGCATGCGTAAGCCGATGACTAAGGCCGAGTGGATGTCGTTCTTCGAGCCTGGCACTGAGGCTGCTGCTGATGCGGAGGCAGAGTTTGACGAGACCTGGGCCCGGGAGAACGTCAATACGCAGGAAAGCCTCGACGAGCAGAAGGGGTTCTTCGGGAACTTCGGCTCGAAGGTCAGCGGAGTTTTCAGCGGCATTGTCGACGGTGACATGCCGAACTTCCTGGGCGGTCTCGGTGGAACCCTGTCGAATGTTTTCTCCTTCGATACGGAAGGCAGTTCAGCGTTCAGCCGGTTCGGGTCGAATGCCGGGCAGGCTCTGTTCTCCCTTGCGACAGGTGATTTCACTGGTTTCACGTCCAGCTTGGGTGAGCTGGGAAGGAACATCTTCGGCACCACCGAGGACGGCAAGATCAACTTCGACGGACTCCGAACAAAAATCGGTGAGGTCGTCGGGGACATCGTCGGAAGACTCTTCCCTGGACTGAAGCCTGGACTCGACAAGGTCGTCCAGTGGGTCTCGGAAACGACCTCCAGTTTCGGTGGCATTTGGGATGGGCTGAAAGCTGCTGCGGCTGGACCAATCAACTGGATCATCGACCACGTCATCAACGGTGCACTGAAGAGCGCCTGGGATGGCTTGAAGGGGATTCTGCCGGGCTTGCCGGATTGGAATGGCGTGGATCGGATCGAAGTTTCCGGTTCCGGTAAGGGCGACGGTCCGGAGCTGAAGCAGAAGTTCTACAAGGGCGGCGTCGCGGGAATCATGCCTGGCTACACCCCGGGCCGTGACCCGTTCACCATCGGCGTGTCCGGTGGTGAGGCGATCATGCGCCCGGAGTGGACCCGCGCGATGGGTCCGGACTACGTGCACGAGATGAACGCGATCGCACGCACACAGGGCATCGCGGGTGTTCGGCGTCAGGCTGGCTACTTCTCTCAGGGCGGCATTGTCGACAATCTGACGTCGATCATGGCCGAAAAGTACCCGATGCTGACCATGACCTCCGGGTATCGAACCACCGACAACGGCTACCACTCACGGGGTATGGCCGCGGACTTCTCCAATGGTGGTATCGAAGGCACACCGGAGATGAAGTCGGCTTCTCAGTGGTGGTACGAAAACTTCGGCTCGACGCTGCGCGAGCTGATTCACATGCCGTTCAACAACAACGTCAAGGACGGGCAGAACGTCGGTAACGGCATGAGCCTGTACGGCGAGGGAACGATGCTCGAGCATCGCCATCACCTGCATGTCGCGACTGATCGAATGCTGAACGGTGACGGAACGTCGTCGCCGGCCGAGCCTGGGTTCCTCGATCGTGTCAAGAACGCGGTCGGCGATGCAGTCAACGTCGGCCGCAACGCGCTTGCCGGTCAGGCGCGGAACATGATCGCGAAGCCGTTCGATGCGGTGAAGTCGCTACTGCCTGACTTCGGACCGTCGGGGTTTGCGCAGATCCCGAACGTCATGATCGACACGATCCGGAATGCGGTGACCAGCAAAGCACTTGGTCTCGTCGGGTTGAGCGGATCCAGTGACGACGCGGGCACGACTCCGTGGGATCTCGGTGCCGGCGTCGAGCAGTGGCGCGGCAAGGTCATCGAAGCGCTCGAGCGTGAAGGTTTTGATTCCGGTATCCGGAACCAGAACCTGATGTTGGCGCAGATCATGTCCGAGTCCAGTGGTAACCCGAATGCGATCCAGCAAGTGCAAGACGTCAATTCGGGCGGCAACGAGGCCGTGGGATTGCTTCAGGTCATCCCGGGCACCTTCGCCTCGCACCGTAACCCGAATTTGCCGAACGACCGCACCAACCCTGACGCCTCGATGTCCGCGGCGCTGCGCTGGTACCGACACGCGTACGGCGACGACCTCGGAGCGATGTGGGGCCAGGGTCATGGCTACGACCAGGGCGGTATCGCGAACGGTATCGGTGTGATGCCGAAGTTCACGTTGCAGCCTGAGCGGGTCCTCTCTCCTGAGATGACAGCTGATTTCGAGCGGCTGATCTCGGTGCTCGAGCGGCCGGACTTCATCGACGTGCTCCGTCAGATCACGAGCGATGCGGTGACGAACGCGGCGACAGCGGCATCGGTGTCGAGCGGTGTGACTGCTCCTGCGCCGGAAGTGAGTATCGCGGCATCTGCGTCGGGTCCGTCAACGGCGTTCGATCCGAACAACACCGGCTATGACGACACGTACTACAACGACACCGTCGCTCGCGGTGGCGTTGAGGGCGCGAATGCGTGGCTCGCGCGGCAGGACTTCGGGCCACAGATTCGCACGTGGGGGATCAACGCGCTCAAGGAGATCGGCGGCGAGTTCGCATCACCGCTCGGGCTGGAACGTCGGTGGGGTGAGGCAGTCGATCAGGGCGCCGCGAACGCGATGCGCGCCGCCAACAGCGGTGGAGGCGACACCTACAACATCACGCAGGAATTCCACGGCTACAACGGCACACCGCAACAGTTCGCCGCCGAGATGGAACGCGCTGCCCGCCAGGGTCTCGCGACACTGACGCCGGTCTAGGGGAATGGATTATTGATGAACAACTGTGACCCCGACTTCAACGGCGGCTATCCCGTCCTGTTGATCATGCGCGACTTCGATCCTACGAGTCCGACGTTCGAGCAGGACATCGTCACCGTGCCGATTTTTGGACCGGACTTTGTGGGACAGGGCATTTCGCTGCTCGAAGGGTATTCGGGTTTCTATCACACCCCGATCACCCAGATCCGGGAGAACTACGCGTACCAAGCTGGGTCGACAGCTTCGGACTATCCGCGCGTGGAGGAACGGATCCTCGACTGCGACATCGGCGTGCAAGGCCGGAACTGGGCTGAATTCGTACAGGTCGAAACCCTGCTGTGGAAGATCATGAAGCCGCCGAAGGGGAAGCGCCCGGACTTCGTGTTGCGCTTCTACTTCGGTCCCGGCGAGGATGACTGGCGCGAGATCACCGTCCGTTTGGAGCGCACCCCGAAGGACCTGTTCAGCCGCGGGCCGGGTCTGACCACGAAGTACAAGTGGTCGTTGACGTTGCTGGCGTGCGATCCGTACTGGTATTCGCGGACATTGCAGGACACCGTCACTTTTGACACTGGCACAGGATCGGGCGCGAACCGGATCAGTCAGCGGACGTTGGTGATCGACAACATGGCGGACCAGGAGTGCTGGCTCGAGTACGCCTCGAGCGAGCTGACCACGACGTCGACGTTCACGTTGCCCGATGCGCTGGGTGTGTACCCGAAATGGCACACCTCGGCAGGTCAACGCATCTACGTGCCGCTGCCACCACTGGGCGCCGGCAAGCAGTTCCACGTCCAGACGAACCCGATGCAGATTGCACTCGAGGCCCTCGACGACAGCCAAGAGGTCGCGAACCTGCAGGGCGACTTCAACAACGCGCTGCCACCACACACTGTCGGCGCCGAGCTTCCCGTCACGTTGAAAGGCGGCACCGCGCAGACACAGCTCAGTGTCTACGCCGTACAGCAGTGGGACCGCTACTTCGGAGGCGAGGCTTTGTGACTTCGATGTCGGTACACAGAGACAACTACGCCTACCGTCTTCGAGGTGGCTGCTGATGCCCTCCACGTTGATGACACCGGACGAAGTTCGGAAGGCCATTCGCCAACGAACCATCGAACGCATCTCGATCATGCGCTCGCGCCCGAAGATCACCCTCTACGACAAGAACTGGCGCAACCCCGTCCCAATCATGGGTGAGGTCACCGCGTCCTTCGAAGAGAAGCTGAACGACACCGGCGAAGGTGACCTCACACTCTTCGGCAATCACAAGGTCCGCGAGTGGATCATCGAAGAACTCGGCGATGACGAGGACCTTCACATTCGCGTGCAGATGGCAGGCAAGGAGTGGACAGGCAAGGCCGTGTCGATCACCAACCGCGGTGATGACAAGGGTTTCGAGTACATCGACATCAAGTTCCAGCACGAGTACCAGCACTGCAAGCGGATCACCTGCTATTCGAATCCACTGCTGCCGGCGGAGCTACAGGCGCCCAAGATTTGGGCGTACGCGGGACCCTCGATTTACGGAATCAAGACCCTGATTTTCCTGAACCTGCTGCGCCGCTTCGGGCCGCTCTGGGGACTGCCGGAGAACCTGTTCGATCCGTCGTCGTGGGCGTCGAACTTGAATCCCGCGAACTGGCCGATCGTCGTCATTCCCGGCGACTTCTTCGGCGACACATCGATGTGGCAGGTCATCACCACCAGATTCGGGAACCTGCACGACGTCATTGCACCGGTCCTCGCGGACGCGGGCCTGCAGGTCGTCGTGAAGCGCTGGTTCCCGGGAATGCCGCAACCGGCGCCGAACCACTTCATCCTGACCGAGCCGACACTCACCATCGACGTCGTCGACAAGTCCGGGTACCGCGGCAAGAACGGCAACATCTTCGACGGCCTGCTTCACCTGGTGACCGACATCGCCGACGACCTGATCAACGAGGTCGTCACCGAGGTTACCGGCGCACCGAACCCGCCCGAGTACTCACTGTCAGGGCACCTGGGCACGAACCCGCAACGCCCGTTCGTCACCTGGCGCAACGCGCAACGCACCGGTGTCTCGGGTATCGGGCAGTGGCAGGCGACAGTGCACAAGGCGTTGGCTGGTGCCATTGTCACAGGTGGTCACTCACCTGACTGGGTGAACGCGGGTCTGAAGCTCATCGCTAATGCGATCCTCGGCTACATCGGGGCGATGTTCGGCAACGCCGGCCTCGCGCTGGGAATCTTCGATTCGGTGATCGAAGACGTCGTGCTCGCGTTCCATCGGATGGCGAATCCGATGCGGCAGAACAGGATGGGCATCCGCGGCCCGGGTTATGGCGAGTGGTGGGAAGCATCCGGCGGCACCGGTGCGTCCTTGTCGGCGTTGATGGCTATCCGCGCTGGCTTCGACAAGACGAAGGCGTACCGCTCGTACAAGGTGTCGGTGGTCAACTTCGCACCGTGGCGCGTCGGCGAGCATTTCGATCTCGGTGACCGGACCGCGGTCGAGATCGGTAAGCGCGGCACGTACTACATCGACCATGTGTACGGGCTGAAGTTGTCGTGGAGCCGAGATCAGGATCCGCGGTACGACATCGCGATTGGTGATGATCGGAAGGAGCAGACTCCTGGGGCGATGTTGTCGCGGCAGGTTGAAGGGTTGAAGGCAATGCTTCAGGCAGTGGGAGTTTCTTCGTGAGTTCTAGATCGGTAGATACAGTGAACAGTGACTACCGTAAGGAGGGTGGCTGTGGCGAAGGCTGACAAGGACGGGATCATCCGGGATCGCCGGACGGGGATCGTGTTGGCGCGTAAGGACCGGCATCCGCTTGCGGACCTGTTCAAGGACATTCCGATGGGGGAGGGGCTGCCCGGTTTGCATATGGGTTTGCCGGAGGTGGAGCACCTGTTGGCGATTCATGTGTTCGACAACCTTGGGTGCTCGCCGCCACAGGAGCCGTTGTACAAAGCGGTTCCTGATCGCGAGAGTCTCACGGCGACAGGTTCCGATCGCGTGTTGTGGGTTCCCGTCGCAACGCCGGATCCCGTTCCAGTGGAAGAAGCGGACGAACAGATCTTCGTTGCCGACATCTCCGATTACAACGCGGATCAGATGGCGGCGTTGGAGTTTCAGATTCAGCAGAAGAAGATCGCCGACAAGATGCTCGAGCAGGCCGACCCGCATGTCCGTGGGGAGGGCGAACTCTGATGGCGTGGGACGTTCCGAAAGACCCCTCTCTCGTTCAGGGCTATGTTCCGCAGAAGGCGTACACGAAGAGCACTGTTCACAGTCTCCAGAACGTCGACCCGTACAACTTCAGCGGCGGTCGGAATCGCGAAATTCGCGACGCGGCTGAAGGTGCGCGAGGAAACCTCCTCACTCGTCTGCTCGGTGGGTTCTTCAACATCGGGCAAGTCCTGGACAACATCGCGACAGCCATTTTCGGTGGCGGACCGTTCGACCCTTCCTCAGCGCTGGGGCGCATCAGCGATAAGTCGATGGCCGACGCCGCCAAGATCGTCGATATGCAGAACCGAACCCAGGTGCTTGAGGGCATCATCGGTTACGGCTCGTGGGTTGCCTCCCAGAATCTGTTTTTGTCGATCGACCAGAACAACGCCGGTGCTCGGACGATGTCGTTCGATCGTCAGGTCGGCCCGAGTGTCGGGGTGACGTTGGTGTCGGATCCGGCGTTGGCGAACAAGAAGGTTCAACGGCTGGATTCACAGGGGCTGTGGCAGGTCCTGGCACAGACCCGCTCTCGACGAACGATCTATTCGGGAACGGCGAAGGTGTATTTGGACATTGTCGTCAAGGACCCGAACGGCAACGAGTATTACCGGCGTTCGATGGATCAGTCCGCGATCTCGAGCGAGGGCGGTGACGGCGAGATCACGATGCTGGGCAACGTCTTCTTTACCACCCCAGGACCTGGTTACACCGTGCGAGTGGACTTGTTCTCGGGGCAGTGGCGCTGGTTTTACGGCGGCTCCCAGTGGTCCGGCCTGAGCATTCTGAAGCACTCGTCGGAAGTGCAGAACCCGGGAACGGTCGACCCCGGAACCCCGCCCGTCGCTGGCTAGCAAGCGGCCCAACGTCAGGAGAAGGTATGACAGGCAAGGTTGTTCCCATCAAGGGCGGCTCCGTTGGTTCGGGCTACCGCAGTGCAGACCGACCGGACCACCGCGGTGTGGACTTTCCAGCCTCATTCGGCACCCCGATCTACGCGGCAGCCGATGGCTTCGTCGTGCGATGCGGTCCCGCAACCGGTTTCGGTAACTGGATCGTCCTCGACCATCAGCGTGAACTCGGCGTCGACACCGTGTACGGACACATGGCGGCACGCGATCTTCTTGTCCGGGCCGGTGACACCGTCACGGCGGGGCAGGTCATCGCCCGCGTCGGATCGGAAGGCCAATCCAGCGGACCTCATCTGCATTTCGAGGTGTGGGGCCCGCCTGGCCGCTTCGGCGGCGCCGACCAAAACCCGTCCACCTGGCTACGAGATGCGCGACAACCTGGTACATCGACAGCGCCGCCGCTCCCGCAGACGAAGGGCGACAAGCAGCTCATCGCCGACGTCACCGTGCTCACCCGCAACGACTCCGGCTGGCGCGACCCGAACACCTGCACACACGTCTGCCAGCACACCAACGAAGGCCCGGCATTCGGTTCACTCGAGGGCCTCCTCGACTGGTGCGCCAATCCCATCTCCGAAGCCTCCTACAACCTCATCGTCCACGGCGACGGCCGCATCGGCCGCTCAAACGACGACGACTACATCCCGTGGGCGGCAGGCCCCATCTCCAACCGCAAAGGCCTCCACGTATGTGCCATGGGGTACGCCGCAGAGACACGCGAGCAATGGCTTTCCAGGCCAGCGCAACTCGACTCCCTCGGTGAGATCTGGGCCGACTGGGCGGTGCGGCACTACATCGCACTGCAGAAGGTCGATGGCAATCAACTCCGTGCCGGCGCCGAAGGGATCTGCGGACACGGAGACACCGCCCGAGCGTGGGGCGAAACGAACCACACCGATCCCGGTGTCGGGTTCCCGTACGACGTCGTGCTGCAGATCGCGCGCGACAAGATCAACCAGGAGGACGGTTTGAGCGCCGCAGACGCAGACAGGGTTGTAGCGAACCTGACTGAATTCATCAGGGGCTATCTCGCGCCGGTTATCTCGGACGTCAAAGACCTCCGAGAGCAAGTCACCGGATCGAGGGACCTCCATTACAAGGACCCGGAGCGCAAGGTCGTGGATCTGCAGAAGTCCTACCCGGGCTTGAAGATCCTCGGAAACCGGACCCTCCCCGACACGGTCGCCGCACTCGCACAGGCTGCCGGCATCAAAGGCGCCATCGACCCGAAACCAGGAGCATGAACATGACCCACCACGAATCCGTCCAGCCCACAGTCGCGCTCGGCAGCATCAACACCCGATCTTTCTGGTTGGACGTCCTCGACCGAACGAGCAAGACGTTCATCCAGAACCTGCTGATTTTCTTCGGTGCCGGTGTCACCATCACTTCGGTGTCGTGGCCGGCGCTACTCGGGTCTGCGGGCCTCGCGGCGCTCGTGTCGCTCATCCTGGCGGTGTCGACGGCGACCGCGATCACGTCGGGCAACTTCATCATCGATCTCGCTGACCGGGCGCTACGGACCGGCGCCGGTTCGTTGGTCGCGGCGATCCCTTTGACTGGCAGTATCGCGGACATCAACTGGTCCGAATCGCTGACGATTGCTTTGACTGCTGTGGCGGTGTCGGTGCTGACGTCGTTGCTGACGATCAATCTGGGTTCTGCGAAGGGCCTTCCCAGTGTCGCGCCGGTGGCGCCTCCGGTGCTGAACCCGACGGGTTCGTTCACGGAGTTCCGCGGCTGAGATAGTCGGCCGAGCGAGGGGTGGGACCAGTTGTGGTCTCGCCCCTTTCTCATGTCCGCTACAGTTGCGGTAGATACAGTGAGCGAAGGGGACACAGTGAGTCGTGCATACGGTTGGACAGAGACGAATGACGCCACCATCGACGAGGAAGCAGAAGTCGTCCGCATGATGGCCACCACCCTCCTCGACGGCGGCTCACTCCGCGGACTCGTCGACCACCTCGAAACCGAAGGCATCTCCACCGTCTCCGGCAAAGCGTGGAAACCGATCACCATCAAACGCGCACTCACCAACCCCCGCATGATCGGAAAGAAGCAGAGCGGCGACAAACTCGTCGCCACCACCATCCCACCGATCCTGCAGCCCCGAACCTACAAGCGGCTGTGCGAACTGCTTCTCGATCCGGAGCGCGCGAAGTACACCGGCGACCGCACCCAAGTCGCACTCCTCGGCGGCGGGCTCGCCAGGTGCGGAGGCTGCGGCCGACCCATGTACGCGGCATCCACCGTCGGCCGACCAACGGTCTACGCCTGCTCCACCCGCAGCAGCGACTGCCCCTCCATCGTGTCCGTCCAAGCCGAACTTCTCGAGGCGGACGTCATCGAGCGGGTCCTCGCGCGGTTGTCGTCCCCGAAGTACCGGAAGGCGTTGACGAAGTCGATCAACGAACTCGGCTCCCGCGAGGAAGGCGAAACCCGGGTCGCCGAACTCAATGCCCGATTCACCGCGTTGGGGGAGGACTTCGCCGACGGCCTCATCGATCGCGAAACCATGCGCGCCGGCACCGACCGCGTACGAGCGAACATCGCCGCAACCGAACTGAAGATGGCTCAACGGGAAGTCCTCATCGACCTCCCGGAACCGTCAGCGGAGGACATCGTGAAGTGGTGGGAGGAAGCGGATAAGCGCCGGCGCCGCGATGTCGTGTCGATTGTCGTCGACCACCTCACCGTCAAACCCACCGACCGGCGAGGCCGCGACGGACTCGACCCCCACCGCGTCGACTACGTCTGGAAAACACAATGAGCAGTGCTTCGAAGAAGAAGCGTCGGCCGAAGGTTAGCGACGGCGTGGCCAGTGCAGCGAACTCCGGCGTTACCATCGATAAGGCGCTGATTGGCCGAGCGTCGCGTCTGCTACGCATTCTTGCTCCAGTTCATATGCCAACCATCATGGACGCCGTGATGGCACGCGCCAATGAGGCGCTAGAGCATGTGAGTGGGCAGGCGATTTTGTGGGGATCGCTCATTGAAGCTGGCGATGAAGGACCTCTTGAGAAGCCAGTTCAGGAAGAAGCTGAACGGTACGGGGTTTCAGCTGAGGAGATTCGCGAGAAGTTTGTGGCGATGTCTGAGAAAGATCCAGCGTTTCATGAGGCAGGCAGAGTCGCGATGTGGTTGAACTCAGCGTATTCACTGTCGAAGGTGGCAGTCGCAGAGCGCCATTGCTTCTTTGCAACCGAGGAGACAAGCGCCCTCGTCCTTGCAGGGGCGAATGACGCGATCACCAGAGTAGCGGCTACGGCGGCTGATCTTCCCTCCCCGAATGGAATTGCCTACTTCGATAGGGCACCTGCAGTGGGCGGCTTCTTTCTGCTCTGGGGAGTGCGAACTGATGGACTATTGCAGGCAAGCGTGTGCTCTGCGCCTATGTTGATGGGATGGCTCGAGCGCGACCCGAAACCTATTCCAGGTGGAACGCCAAATGAGCGAGGGTTCTGGCCGCTGCCATTTCGTCAGGCGAAGATGAGTGCTGCACAGTCCGACGAACCTCCCCACCCCATTGATGTTTCAGCCCCGACGACGATGAAGTTCGAAAGCGGCAATGAGCCAACGCCGCTAACTGAAGATCCATTGGATCGTGTCGAAGCTGATCTTGCTGTTCCCATCCTTCTCTCCTTCGCGCACATGATGCGTCAACACAAGTTGGTTGATGCTGAGCCTGAATCACACCCAAGTAAAGGGCCTGCCGATAGGAAGGGGAGGCGGAGCAATCGGCTCGATACCATCACCTACTTGTCTTACCGTCCGCGATCCAAAGCGAAGTCAGAATCTTCCCCTCAGCGTCACTATTCACATCGCTGGGTTGTACGGGGTCACTGGCGGAAGCAGTGGTACCCGAGCCTTAATCGGCATATACCGATCTGGATCACTGAATACATTGCAGGTCCGGAGGATTCACCGATCCGCGTTCGCGACAAAGTGGGTTTGGTATAGCTGGATGCAGAAGGCCCCACCAAACGGTGGGGCCAACGCGATGTGGCATCTACTCGACAGGTTGAATGATGCCGATCTGAAACTGGGGAACGGTCAACTTGTGGTCAGCGGTCGACGTGTACGAGTACTCGCCGTCGACGATTACATGCATTCGGACTTTGTCCCCGCTCACAAGAGTCTTCAGTGAACTCTCAGTTCCGATGAGTTGAGCTGACTGGTTGTTTCCGATTCCTAGTGGATTGGTACCTATGTCTGCGAGGAATCGGTCGGGTCCGGTTCGTGTGTCGAATTGCCAGATTTGCCCGTAGACGATGATTCGTTCGCCCTTGTTGGTGTCGGGATCCTTCAGAATTAGCGCCAGTTCGCGTTCGTCGACTTCCCGATATGTAGACGCGTCGCTGATGCTCTGCTCTACCTTCGCGGGCTTCGATTCAACCATCGTTGGAGAGGGAGCCGGTCCCGCGAGGATGTTTAGTCCCACGAAAATTACAATCAGGCCGCCCAGTACGGCGAGAATCGGGATCAGAACCTTGCCCTTCTTCGGCGAGGCCGACGGCCCCTGAAAGTACGAAGGCTGACTCGCTTGCGTCTGATTGGTCCATTGCTGCCCGTCCCAGTACCGCACGATTGTCGGGTTCTGCGGGTCTGGGTACCAGCCGGGCTGTGAGTTCATCGTCGCGTCTTTCAGTAATTCGGTGGGGGCGGGGGAGTCGTTGCCGGCTGGACGTGGTGCGTCCATTGAGCGCCGTCGTACCAACGGATCCATGCGGGGTTCTGCTGATCTGGATACCAGCCCGCACTCAAGCCTGATGGTGGCGCGACGAACTGCACGGCGGGTGGCCGCTTGTCGCCCACTCTGATGAGCGCGCGGATCACGAGGGCGACGAATGTAATCGGGAGGACGATGAAGATGAGGAACAGGAATATTTGCGCTGGTGATGTTTCGTCCAATGCGCCGCCACCAACGATGATCGCGAAAGCGAGCACGCCTGCAAGGTAGAGGGCGCCGCGAACTCGCTTGTCGTCCATGACTGGCCTTTCGGGAAGTGTCCGTAATACATACCAGACAGTCAGGACACTGGGGAACTAAACCCTGGCGCCCTTCGCTAGATTGCACGCCCGGCATAGGAGTTGAATATTGCCTTCCGTGCTCGCGCCCCCTCTGGAGAACGGAATGATGTGATCGTATTCAAGGTAGGAATTTGCGCCGCATTCCACGCAAGCCCCACGATCACGCTGAAATACAGCAGATTTGACGTGTGCCGGTATGTGCCGCGATGGACGGTCCCCGTTGTCCGGTAGGAGGATTCGTCGGTCGATCCGTAGGGCCGTGTCCACCAGGATGGATGTGTATTCAGCATCGGGAACCGAGAAACGCCCGCTGAGTGACCGGGCTGTCGACTCGATAAGAACGGTGGTGCGGTCGAGGTATGACACCCTCTGCACCTTGCCCAGTGGGATTTCGCCGCCATGCTGCTGAGCGATAAACCGGATCTTGCGGTTGGTGATCGCTAATTGTCCCTGGGACGGAGTGGGGCCAGCTTGGAGGTCGCGCCAGCGAGTTGCGCCAGAGACCATGTAGCAGTATTCGTCAGTGGGCAGATGGAGTCCTGGGATTTGAACAGTTGGTAGGCGACCTTGGCGGATCTCGCCGAGCATCTGCTCTCTGAGTAGTTGAGATTCGATGTGGGTGACCGCGGCGGGTTCCAGTTCTAAAGCGCGGACTGCTCGTCGGAAGGTGGCGAGTTCGTCGTCGGTGATGATGCCGTCACTGAGCGCGTATGTGGCATACCTGTTGAGCCAAGTGAGTGCGTCCGCCCGAATCGTGTCGAGTGCATGTTTCCGAGGGATGCGCGCGCCATAGAGCCATTCATGCAATGTGATCCATTCAGGACCGAGAGGACCCGAGTGCGCCAGCACGTTCCTCGCAGCGGCGGCGTACTGCGCGAGGGTCGCATTAGCGAACGCCTTGCACTCAGGGCAATAGCTCTGGAGCAATCGAGTTTTGGTGCCGCATCGTGCGCAGCCATCGCCAGCCGATCGAAATGCTCTGAGCCACTTGTCTGCCATGGGAGATACATACCAGACAGTTGGCGACGCTCGATTCGCTTGGTTCAATTCCTCTCGCAGGTCACCTTGTATTCGGTAGAAGACTTCGGATTTGTCACCGAGTTGTCACAACTCGTGTCACGATCTGTGGCGCACGGCGATGGCAGGGGCCGGGTATCGCCAGGTGAGGCCGTTCTGTGGCGACACCTGGCGCATATCCTGCGGACTTAAAATCCGTCAAGTGTCGGTTCGAGTCCGACTGGGGGCACCACGTAGATCCTCCTGCACATTGAATCGAAAAACCCCGCTCGTCCTCTTCGGGCGGGCGGGGCTTTCCGTGGAGCAGCAACTGACCACCAAGTGGCTACTGAGCCCAGACGGTCGTCCCGGCAGGAGCATTCAGCGTGTTGACGAGATCGATGCCGGCTACGACAGCCGCGCCGCCGCCGCCGAGGATCGTTCCGGCGACACCGCCGATTCCGGCGCCTGTTGCGAGGCCACCCAGACACAGTGCCGCGGCGACGGGGAGTCCGACGATGGTCAAGCCCAGCGGAGCGCCGACAGCGCAACCGATTCCGGCGCCGACGATGGTGCCGAGCAGGCTGCCGACCTGAGTGCCGAGTCCGAGTTGGCTCTGGAAGTGCGCAATCGCCCGATCATTCTCCTCGGGCGAGGCGACGGGCGTCCATTCTTTTGCCGCAGGCGCACTCTCGGGTCGAGGTGTTGCCTTCGCCGAATCGGTGATCGGTGTCAGCGTGAGGGTCTTACCGTCTTCACTGATCGTGCGATCGAAGGGGAACTGTAGATCCCCGAGGTTGTATGCGAGAGGCAGGGAAACAAGGTCGGCTCCCTTGCTGTCCTGCAAGACGACGGACTTGCCGTCGCCGGACACCTTGAACAACCCGGCGTCGATGGTGGTGACGATCGACTTGTCGACGACCTTCGCTTCGTAATTCACGTCGGTCGACGGATCAGCTGATGCGATCCCTGTTGATGCTCCGACTGCAGTGACCGCTAGAGCAGTCACAGCCGCCTTCTTGAAGAAACCCAT